AATTGCGCGTAGTACTGGGGTTGAGCCTGATACCCAGAGGCCGGGAACGACTCACGGATGAAGTTCACGTCCTTATCCAGCAAGTACAAATAGTTACTGCTGGGGCTACCGTAGGTAAACACGGCGACGGAGAACGCAGCCAAATAATCACTAGGCAACGACAAGTACGAGTTACCGGCGCTGATGGTGCCGGTGACGTTCTTGCGGATCGCAGGAAGCTGGACGGAGTTGTAGATCCGCTCTTCAGCTTGCTGGATAAAATTCGGGATGTTCTGGATGAACGACGGTTCAGTCGTTTCGCAGTAATCCTGAATCGCCTGTGATAGCTGCGAGAAGTTCATCAGTCTTCATCCGGGTGGAACTTGCGACCCTTGGTAGCAGCACCATACCCACGGATGTCCATGAGCTTCTTCTTTTTGGTGCCAGTCGGGTAGCGACCTTTGACCATGATGTCGTTCATGTCAATGCCTTCATCCGGATACCCAGTATCCTTCTGACGCCCCGGCTTCCACGTGTTGGCTACAGGCTGAGCGTAATCGCCCATCTTCTGCTTGCCCCACTCAGGGAACTTGTAATCCTGCCACTTGTTAGTCATTACCGTCCCCTCGCGCTCCCGCGCTGGTTCAACGCTCGGGACATGTTGCGCCCGAACTTCTTACGATCCATCGAAGTAGGGCCACCCTTCTTCGTGGAGTCACTGTGTCCCTGATAGGGATTCTTACCCTGCTTGCTGTCGTGCATCATACTTCTCCCGGCGTAACCGCCGCTATTTCACCCAAGTAACCTGTAGTCGTCAGATACGTCACACTAACTTCCGTATTCACCGGCCCTGTCGCCGTCACCGTGCCAATAGCCCCACGGGCTACCAGATCGTTCTGAACCCCGCCACCCGGATTCACGGCGCTGTTTGTTGGCCCTGATCCGTTCATCGTGCTGCTGAACAGGGAGGTGTTGTACCCCACTGGATTCCAGCCCCACTGAATCACTCGACTGCCGCCGTCGCCACCAACCGCACCGGTAGGCGTGTAGTAGCTCACGTCCGGTCGCGGTTCGCGCACAGCTTGCGGATCGTTGACTGGATAAAGCCCAAGCTGCAACTGCGGCTGATCCGGTTCCCAGCATTCGGGGCAAACCTTGATCGTGACGTTCTTGGTCTTGATGACCAAGTTTTTCAGATCGGTTAGCTTGTACCGAAACCCACATCGGTCACACTCCGCAATCGCATTTTTGCCAGAAGCAAACCGACTAGGCACGGATCACCTGTAACCTATGAAGGTCTCACGTGGTACGAACCGAATCGCTGCCTTTTCCCTATCCTCGTCAGCCGCAAGCTGCCAAGTTTCCTGATACTGCTGTTTGAGCATCGCAGTGCGTTGCTCAGCGCCGGGGATCTTGACAGACAACATATACGCCAAACCCGCAACCATCGCGGGTAAGAATCTAAACGGGATGTCTTCGCCATTGACGCCAGTTCCTACATCGTACATACGACGTAGACGCCAATACACAAACGTGTACTGCGTACTGGGATCGGGCGAAGGCCACACGTTGATCTGTGGGTATTGAACCGTACCATCGGCGTTAGTAGCACCCGACTGTCGATTGATCCAGACCTGAATAGGACGCCCTTGGGCGTTCTTGTTCGGGATCATCGCGTAGGTGCTTACCGAGATACGGGTAATGTTGATGTCCTGTTGGGTGTTACCCGAACCAGTACGGATCACCTGATCCAACAGATCCACGGTATCCACAGGCAGGTCGTAGGTAATTACCCCTGTCTGAAGAACTATTTCACCTTGGTCAACCGTCCACAGGTTGATACCTTGGTTGGCCCATTCAAGTACTAGAAGACTAAGAGAACGGCGGGCGGTACGAAGATCGTAACCCGTTCGCATCTCTGCACCACATCGTTCAAACGCTTCTTCAGCAATAGTGTTGAAATCGAGGTTGAACGTCGAAGTGTTGGTCGTCGTCAGTGGTACTGGATAGCTCATCGGATTTTACCGCCCCCACATTTGCGAGCAACAGCAGCGTTATCCACTAAATTCGGGTAGGGCCGACCAGCAGCCTTTGCCCTAGCTTTAGCGGTATTCATCTGCTTATCGCTCAAGTGTTTGGTCTTGCGACCTTTAGGCTTTTCCTTATCCCAGAAAGGCTTAACCTTACCGCCACCGGCATATACCTTCACGGGGACGTTGGCATCTCTCCGCTTAATCAGCCTTGGCTGTTTAGACGGACTGATGATCCCCATCCCACGTGAAGGCATCATGACTTACTTACCGTGCATGTGCTTACGGACATGCTCGTGGTGCGGCATGTGCGTATGGACGTGACCGCCATCCTTGTGATGGTGGGTATGCGGGGTCATGTGTTCCGGGTGATGCTTCGGGGCGTGATGCTTCGGATGCCCACCCACGTGACCACCATGCTTCATATGATGCTTCATCTCAAATCTCCTTATCAATATTTACAACGAGTTTTGCCACGACTGGCTATTCCATCTGCTCTACTAGATGCGGAACTAACGTGACCGCCACGAGCCATCTTAACCATTGGCTTCTTAGGTTTGATCTTGCCACCTTTTTTGTAGACCGAACCTGTTGATAATCTTTGTTTAGCTTGCATTTGTTTGATAAAGCTGTCTATCGCCGCCTGATTCGGGGAAGGCGCAGTTTCTGCGCTTCCAGCAGCCTGTGCACCTTGTCGGTTCTTCCACATGCGCTCGGCGAAGTCACGACCTTTGCGCCACTTGTCCATCATCCCAGCGCCACGGTCAAGGTTGGCAATGCGACCCGCACCAGCAACGTCCGTTGCGCCTTCGGAACCGCCGAAGCCCATAGCTTCGATAGCTGGAGCGCCTAGTGCAGCTGCACCAAGCCCTAGCCCAGCGCCGCCAGCCGCACCGGCTGCTAGCAAGCGACCAAACTGCTTTTCATTCTCAAGCGCAGCCGCTTTGGCCTGTGCCACGGATGGACGTGAGCTGGCATACGCCGCCATATCAGGGTCAAGATACTGACCACCAGCACCACGGGCGCTAGTTGAAGCGACATCTGGACGACTGCCCATCGTGGTAACTTCCGGAGGAGCAGCGCGAGCAGCAAGGGCGGCTTTATTTCTAGCTTCCAACGTCGGGTCAGCAGCGTACTGCTGGCCTTTGTAGGAGAAAGTCTTGTCACCAAGCTGTTTCGCAAGCTGATACGCCTTACCGAACGACATCGAGTCGTAGTCTGGCGTAATGTTTTGCGGCATTGACAGGGTAGACATGTCTACCCCGCCGCCATCATCAAAATGACGCTTCATCCGTTTGTTGGATTTCGGCATCCGTTTAATTTTGGTGTGCTTCTTAGTCATTTAGCAAACCTTGTACTTGGACTTGCCCTTAGACTCAATACCGCCGCCGCGAGCGTGATGACTACCAACATGACCGCCACGAGCCATCTTGACGACCTTACCCTTGGTGTGGCCTTTCTTCTCGGCACCATCCGGGTTAGCTCGCTTCTTGCCGCCGATCATCTTTTCGACTTCGGGCTTCTTGCTGATACGCTCACCATGCGACTCGGACATGTCGTGATGCTTGACAGCGCCACCGTGAGCATAGTGGTGGTGATGGTGGTGATGAGAAGTCTTGGCGTGGTGATGATGGATCGTACCACCATGCGCCATCGCCCCCGGCATACCGGGAGGGCCACCGGGGCCAGCCGCCATCGGGCCAGCACCAGCACTGGGAGGTGGCCCCATCATTGCTGCCAGAGCAGCGGGATTGATACGAGGCTTACGAGCGGCACCCATGCCACCCCTCGCCATATGCTTGGTATGTTTCATTGGCCCACCTTTTTTGTAACCCATAGCTTTATGCTCCGCACGTTCATGATCCAAAATTTCCTTTGGCGCATGACCGCGCTTCAGGGCTTTCATTTCTTCTTTGGCAATCGACTTCGTTTCCTTAGCTTTGCCTTTAAGTTCATTCGGTTTCACGTGACCGCCTTTTTTATAAGTTTGACGAGCAACGGGCATTGCACCCATAGGGTTCATGCCAACCATTGGACGTTGCATAGGATTATTGACCATAGGATTGGGGCCAAACGAAGGACGCGCCATCGGAGGCATACCAGCCATTTGCCCCTGCATACCGGGCGGCATGGGACTATTGCCAGCCATCGGAGGCATCATGGGACGACCTCCATATAAACCAGCGTTGGGAATGTTAATCCCACCATCTGCAAATTTACGCTTCACGCTACCACCTCGTTTATGTTCATTTCTAGCGTTGCTGCTAACTAGTGCATCAGCAGTTTGTTTAGCCATTCCTGTACCAAGAAGAAGGGATGGGTCATTCTTGGTTGCCTCAATAGCATCGCGTGCTTGTTGCTTGACATCTTCCCAATAACCCTTCAACTTGTCTGCAATACCGCCTTCACCAAACTTCCTGCCTTTGTCAGCATCAGTAAAATGCTTCCCCACTTTCTGGGGAATTCCAACCCGTTTGGCGGCTTTGGGGTTATGAGCCACCATCGCCATCAGGTTGTGTTGCTTTTTACTTACGCTTGGCATGTTAACAATTCCATGCTTTTAACGACAACGCCTTACGGGTTGGTCGTCCCTTTTCATCTTTCATTGCCCCCGGCATCCCT